AAAAACTTCAATTTGGATTTAATGAATGTTGGGAACCAGAAGAAGACAAAGAAATTTCAAAAGAGTTAATTGATGAAATAAAAAAGATTTGCCCAAAACTTATGGACATTGATGTTGATTACGACGCTTTACATGAAAAATCAGAAGTGTTGAAAGGAGGTGTGGATAATGGAAAAAATAAAGATAAACGAAATTGATGTTAAGGATTCAGGCCTAGTGATTGTTAAGTACGAAGGTGGAGAGGCAACTCTAAACACAAAATGGCAGGGGCAGATGGTTGATTACTTGCAGAATGATGTTGGAATTGGAGGAACTGTTGGAGTAACAATAGTCAAGAAAGGAGAGTATACTAATATAACTCTTGTTGATATGACTTCGGCTGTTAAGGGAGTAAGTAATGCGGAGGCTGCTGGGGGACACGAAACAAAAGGCCTAATGTCTCAAAAGGTTATTTCGGTTGTGTCTCAATGTTTGACGAAGTGTTTTTGTTACGGAAAGCCAACCGTAACTTTCGACGAGGTTTGGGAAGCTTATCATGCGTATGTTCTTCGATTTGAGAATGAAGGATGAGAGTTGTTAATTTAGAAGGCGTTCTGATGGATAACAATGAGTTTATATGTTGTGGTAAATCAATGTTTTTAACAGAACAACAAATGAAGTTCGTTGAAGAAAAGGATGAATGACAAGCAAACAAGAGAAGCGAAGACGCCAGCGAGAAGTGAACTATCGGAGAGACTACGTGAGCAAAGACCAATGTTCGAAAAGTGGGCGTTCGAAAACAGACACTACTTCAACTAATTAAATTTGTCTCCTTTGTGGGACTATACCTAGAAATAGGTATACTATATGATTACACAGAGTCATATAGTTCATACTCATTGACCGGACTGAAAACGCCGGCAGAGAGCAGACGAAAGCGTAACTTAATGCGTGGTTACCGAGATTAGGACGGTATAGCAGGTTCGAATCCTGCCGGTTGCTTTGGGATATTGATAGCTGAGTAAGTATCCCATCAGCTTGACACCGGGAAAGACTGGAGCAGACGAGACCATTGGGGTCTTAACCAGTAGTGTGTTCGAATCACACCGTTTGCTTTGGGGGCTAAAGACCTCCTTAAGAATAGAACCTTAGGGTTTTATTTTTCATTGACACCGGGAAAGACTGGGATGTGGGTTAAGCCTCCGAGAGAAAGCTCGGCTCAGTGGTAGAGGTGTAAGCCTGAAGCCCACATTTTATATGGTTACACCGTATAAACCGGAGTCTCCGGACTCCATTTATAATCATGGATCACTCTATCGGCTGTCGAGCACAGACATAAGCTTTTCTCCTTCGGAGAACCTAGCTCAGCCTCTCGCTTCCGCTCGGGGAGCTAGGAAAAGCATATTGTCTTTAGTCTCCAAGTTCGCCTCCTTCGCTAGTTAGGTCGCCTCCTCTTCTACTGCGGAGCGGAGGCTCTAAATTAAATAAAATAGGAGGAAAAACGATGGTAAATAAAAAACAGTTTGATATCTTGTACGATAAGTACGTTCTAGCAATAGCAATGTTCACAGAAGAACAATTGAAAGAATTTGATGAGAAAGTAAAATCTTACTTCAAGGATCTCGATGAAGAATAGAACAGCGAAAGTCTTGTTGGTCTTAGTTGTGTTGTTGTCTGCGTATGGTTATTATCAAATGATCGTACAGGATTGGGGTTGCACAAGTTGGGTATCTCAAGGATCTAAGTTGGTCTGTAAAAGATGGTAAATGAATTCTTGTATTGGCAAAAACTAATGTGGTTAATGCAATCGGATTTAAGTTATGAGTTCAGGCGTGCAAAAGAATTAGGTTTGTGGATAAAGTGTGTTGTATCGGTTAATGGGGCTCTATGCCCTGTTAGCCTTTTTTTTATGCTACGAGCGATATAAGGACATATCTCACGCGTGAACAAAGTGCACATGCCAAGTCACAATGTTTATTAAGCCAGCTCGCCTCAGAAGCGGAGCTTCTGCACTTAGCTAACCTTAGTGCACAGCTCTTGGCATTAAAGCTGTACACCTAGGAATACCTGTGTACAAGGGCTGTACCCCCAATTAAGATAGCAAGCCATATAAGCCACTCAGCCAGCAGGCTGAGCTAAGCTTATAAGCCCAGCTATCTAATATAGCCAGCCAGCTCAGCTGTCTGGTTTGGGACTTTACCCTTTAGGGTCTCGGGTCACGACCTCGCCCCCCCCAGCCTACGCTCGCTCTGCTTGCTAGCCTATGGGCTACGCTGTGCTTGCCCTACCCACCCCACACATCGCTCTGCTTGTGCACCCCCGGCGCTCGCTACAGCTCGCGCCCCCCCACCTACCCACATCATAGTCATTAGTAATACACTATAATCCACACCCCAAACACACCCAATAACACCCTAAAACACCCCCAAAACACCCCGATTTCCCCACCCCACGCTCCCCCCTACCAATAGAGCCCCACAGAAATATTTTTTGGAAATATAGGGGAAAAAAGCCCTATATGATAACAAACCCCAACAATCTTTATTAACAAAGACAGATTAGAAGATCATGGCAAATAAAATTCTGGAATGTCGTAGGTCCTTGAACGATGGACTCATTAAAAACCTCCACCGTCGGTATATCAGATGTTTTGTCAATAGTAAATGTGGTGTGTGGTTGTATATATTTTGAGTTGTAGCTAGATTAATTAAAAGCAAGCCAATTCGCTTTAATCTTAGCCAAATGACGCACTGCGTAGCTGGGGGTATGCTAGTAAAGGGGCTTATTAGTAACTTCCAAATAAAGAGTTTTTTAGAAAGATTTATATAGTGGGACACACAACCACACTTATGGAAAGACAAGAGAGGATAAAAAACAGTATGGATTTAATGGTCCACGACGACGATAAAAAGATTATGATTCTATTAATGAAAAGATGGGGAATATCAAGGAGGACGGCGCGGGAGTATCTTGACGTCATGTTAGTTTATGATAACTGAATGGGAACGGGAGATATATGAGAGAGAAATGGAAGTATGGGCAAATAAACATCCATTCACGGCGATGATGATGTTTAGTAAAAAATCAATGGCGGAGAAAGTAAAATTCGCAGAGGAGAGATTTATATGATGGATATGATAATTATGATTTGGATAATCTACATTCTAACAATAATCGGGAGTTTTTTTTACTAATGGAAGCAGCTAACTTCGCCAGAAAAATCCCAAAGAAAAGAGGGCCGAAAATAGACTTCAAAAAACAAGGCAAGAAGAACAGGGCGAAGGGGATGGCTTTTGAAGTGAAAGCGAGAAAATTCTTTGAGGCCGAAGGCTGGATTGTTGATAAATGGTCAAATAACATCGATCTACAAACAGATGAGATAATAAAGGCCAAACAGAAATTCATCGGAGGCCGAGGGATGGGATTAGGATCAGGATTTCCTGATTTCGTGATGTTCAAAGAGGAGAAATTCACACCAGGATTATATTGGTTGCAATTCGTAGAATGTAAAACAAACAACAAACTCTCAAAGGAAGAAAAGATGAAAATGGAAGTTTTGAGGAAAATGGGATTCAGATGCTTTATCGCCTTCCTAGAAGGTAGGGATGTAAAAGTGAGGGAATTTTTAGGATATGAAAATAAAATTAGATCAGTGGCAACAAGAAGTTCTCGACCATAGAGGGCATATTGGATTATGCACCGGCCGGCGAGTAGGAAAAACATTAATTCTATCAATGAAGGCAGTAGATCACATGGTCAAATACGGCAAGCCAATAATCGTCGTTTCACTAACACAAGACCAAGCAGAAATTATAATTCAGATGGCACTAAACTACGCAAGAGAAGCATACCCAAAACAAATCGGAAAAGGAAAATACAAACCACAAATCAAAAAATTATTTATGATAAGAAACAAAAAAGCAATCTCAATGATTTCAAGACCAGTAGGAAATACCGGAGACGCTACGAGAGGGTTTGAGGGAGGAGTTTTAATTGTTGATGAGGCTTCCAGGATGCCCAGATTGTTCTGGATAGCGGCGAAACCTATCCTACTAACCTGTGCCGGAGAGATATGGATGTGTTCGACCCCTTTCGGAAAACAGGGCTACTTTTGGAAGCATTTTGATAAGTCCTGGAATCAGAAAGACCCAAAAGTCAAGATTCAAATTCTTCTACAAAACACAGAGGACGTAAATGCACGATAGACCGATAAGTGAGAGTTGGACAAAGTATACCAAAGAAGAAGCAATAAAACTAATGAACGAAGAAAAAGATGACATGAGTGATATTGAATACGGACAAGAGTATCTAGGATTGTTTCTCGATGAAATACTACAACTATTCAGTGACGATTGGATTGAGAAAGTTTGCACCATCGAAGAAGATAAAGAATACAAACCGTCGAGAGCATACGACTACTTCCTAGGTGTTGATGTTGGTAGAGTGATAGACCCCTCCACATTCGAGATCCTGGATGGAACAGACCCAGACAATATCAAACAAATCTATCACAATGAAATCCGGAAATTATCAATCCCAGGAACTTTCAGGGAAATCAGAAGACTTGAGAGACTTTATTCGCTTAACCGAATAGGTGTCGATTCAACAGGTATGGGTTACGGAGTTCTTGATTTACTGATAGAGGATCCAGAGACCGAGGGGATAAGTGAGGGTATGGAGAACGCTGTTAAAGTCATCGACGACGAAGACAATACGAAGCCTCTACTAGGGGAGGATATGTGGATAGAATTGTTAAAATTAGGCGATTTAGACAAAATCAAATTATTGAAAAATCTTGAAATAATGGCTAGTTTGAAGTCGGTTAGGCAGACATACGTCGGAAATCGGACGAAAATCGATGGAAACAACACACATGCCGGAGAAGGCCTGAAAAGAGCAGCATACCTAATAAAGCAAAAACTTAATAAGCCATTCTTCGCTACATGCTGACATGGCAGCAACAAGTGTTTTCTCAACAGATGCGGAAATGTTAGCTATGGCCGGCGAGTTGGTAGACGCTACGGGCTTCTCAGACGCCAATAAAACAGCCTGGGGATTACAGGCAGAGAATTATTTGAGTATGCTTTGTAACTACGATTTGACTACGAATTGGGCAGCTTTAACAGCACACTTCAAATTAATCCTTTCTGAATACGTGGCAAGATATGTCGCCTGTTCTGCGATAATGTTCAATATGGCAACGGTTGGGGCTGTCTTTTCTTCATTAATCGAGCCGGAGGATATGGTACAATTCCATGTTTACAGAATGGAAGCGATTGAAGAATTACTAAAGAAGGGAGAGAATCTAGCAACTCTCGGAGTAAAATGACATTAGATAATTTGCCAAGAAAAACAACGAAAGTCTTTTCCCAAAGGGACGTTCGAGAAACGCCGGCCTCAACAGCAACAGCGACCTCAGTCGGATTAACAGACCCTCTATATCTAACTTTAGCAAATTACGCAGACCTAACAAATGAAAGAGTTTTAACAGCCGGTGAGGGTATCGACTTCACAGATACGGGAGCAAATGGGACTTTAACAATCAAAGGGGAACACGCCACCGATACAGGAAATAAAGGAATAGCAACTTTCGACGCTTCGGATTTTGATGTTGCCCTGGGTGTTGTGACGATTGACGATTCGGGAGTAGATCATAACCTAACAACAAACTACGCAGTAGCAGAACATAGAAACTGGGAAACTTCGATTGCCCAAGTAATCCACGCAGATAATTATACCGACACAGGAGATACAACATACACAGCCGGAGAGGGTTTAGATTTAACAGGGACGGTGTTTTCGGGAGAGGACGCAACGGACACAGGGAATAAGGGTATTTGTACTTTTGACGCAAGTGATTTCAACGTTACAACAGGGACGGTAACAATAGATGATTCGGGAGTAGATCACGACGCTATTACGAATACCCATAACATGACGACGGATATTGATGCTAGGATAACACCAGGAGAAGCGATTAATTACACAACAGGAACGATCTCATGTGAGTTGGCAACAGACACAAATCTAGGAGTTGCTACATTCGACACAACAGACTTCACCGTAACAACTGGGGACGTAACATTGAAAGCGATTGTTGTGACTTCTATTGATGGAGATTCGGGGACAGCGACGCCAGCAGTACACAATATTGATATTCTCGGAGGTACTGGTATAGACACACTAGGAGCAAATAATGACATTACAATTTCTATGGAAGCAGCCTCAACGTCAAACGTCGGAGGTGTTGAATTAACAACATCCGCAGAAGTACAAACCGGAACAGATACAACTAGGGCAGTAACAGCCGACGCCATACAAACAGTCCTTCCTCCAATCGGAGCAGTAATGGCATGGATGAAAACGATGACTTCGGTACCAGCAACTCTCCCTACTGGATGGAAAGAATGTGATGGCTCAACAATCTCAGACGCTCAAAGTCCTATGAATGGCGAGGAATTGCCAGATCTAAACGGTGGAGAGTTCCTTAGAGGAGCTACTACATCCGGAGGAACTGGTGGAAGTGATACGATGGCTCATACTCACACGTTAAGCGGAAATGCAGAATTGAATCTAGGAGGGGGTGCTCAGTGGAGAATAGACAATAAAACAACAGGAGCAGCATCAAACGATGAAAACAGACCTCCATACTATAATGTGGTTTGGATAATGAGGATAAAATAATGGTAGATAGAAGATTAAACAGCGCAACAACATCAGACCCAGACGCGACCATAAAAGTACAAACCACCGACGCTAATGATGTGGATCGACCAGGAGAAATGAACGCATGGCAATCGACTTTATGGACGACACACAACGGTTACTACGAAGATCACTCATCCGTGAGATCTGTTATTAATAAATTGAAGATGTGGAGTGTTGAGAAGGGAGCAGACAAAACAAAAACAAAATCGAGCGTCATAAAGATTTTAGAAAGAATCAGAGGATCCGGAAAGGAAGGGTTTGAGGAAGTGATCGCAAATTTGGCGGGAGTGCGACACATTGACGGGGATTCTTATGCGGAGATTGTCGGAGGAAAGGGAACAGCATTGAAAAATCTAAAGCCTCTAAACCCTGGAGCAATGAAAGTTTATCATAATGAGGTAGGGATGTTGGATCATTACGGTTACAAATTCCCTGATCAAAAAGAAGAAAGATTTGAGAAAGAGGAGATCTTTCACCTAACCTTAAACAGAAATGCAGACGCAACACATGGGACGGGAGATATTGCTGCGTTAATAATATTCCTAGACAGAATCAAACAGCTCGACGCTGACATGGCGGTGTTCTTCCACTCCTACGTCGTCCCTATGATCTTATGGCAAATCAAATCTTCTAAACCAGCAGACATTGCAAAGTTCAAAGCAGATCACAAGACAGCAAAGAACGCAGGCACAGACATAATAATCCCAGAAAAAGCTGTAGGTTGGGAATTAATCGAAGCGGGGAAGAACGGAGTTGATCCTCTAAAGTGGAGACAGACCTGGGTCGAAGAAGTAACGAAGGGCGGGGGTGTCCCAGCTCTTATCATGGCTATCGAGGCCGGAACCACGGAGGCATCTAGTAAAATGGTAACCTTCGCATGGGAGAGAGTAGTCGAAGCTGAGCAGAGTTATATCGAGAGGCAGATCAAACTACAACTAGGGCTGGACGTAACACTTGTATCACCTCCAAGAATAGAAGAAGACCTTAGAGAAGATGATAAGAAGGATGGAAACTTGACAGGCGAAAAGAAATCAGAAATAACTCCGAAGGTGGTTAAGGCCTAATGGCGACGATAAACGAAAGGATGGCAGTAGTGGAAACACAACTGAGGGCATTAACCAAAGTTGTATGGGTTTTAGTGGCTTCAATTCTAACACAGGTAGGAATAAAGATTGTCCCATAGTTTTATAAAGGAACGTTACACTATTATTATATGTCCAATGATGATGCCGATGAGAGTAACGATAAAGGAAAGGAAACTCCTATTAATACTCCGGAAGATAAACCTGATCCTAATAAACCTAGTCCACTTGAAGAGGCTGATAGAATCAATAAAGAGAAAGCAACTAATCTAGATCGTGAAGAAAAACTTATTGAAAGAAAAGAAAAGTTGGCGGCTATTGAAGCGGTTGGAGGAAGAGCAAGAGCGGGAACGACACCACAGCAAACAGAAGAAGAAAAAATTATTGATGGAGCAAGAGATTTCTTTAAGGGTACATCAATCGAGAAAATATTATGAATAAAGAAGCATGGAAAAAAGGATTGAAGGATATGGAAGTATTGCTAAAAACCGCAACTACGAACAGAGATTTGGCAGAAAATCAGATAGACGAGCTCGAATTCAACATTTCTAACTACAAGCAGAAAATCAAAACATTTAAATAGGTATTCGCTTAACCGAATACATGGCTAACGAAGCAACATGCATAGAGACACCAACTATTTTTAAAAGACGAACGATTGCTGCAGGTGCAGTCCTTCCAATAGGGACAATCGGAAAACTAAACGATGCTAATACCTTAACAGCAAGCGCAGCAACTAATGACGCTTTCGCTGGAATAGTTTGGGAAGCGAGCACAGCAACAGACACATTCACAGAAATAACCGTAGCGATGAATGGACGTTGGAAAATTGTAACAACTGGTGCAAATATTGCAGTCGGAGTTCCAGGAGCAATAGGTGGAGCCAATACAATAAGAACAGCAATAGCGGCAGATTTGGTTCTAGGAGATGTTGTTGGAAATTCTACTGACACTTTAGTAGGTGCTGGTTCTGTTATTATAGATGTAGGAGTGCAATACTAATGGTAGCATATACTGATAGAGACGCAGAGCAGAGGTACGAATATATTGATAGAGCGGTTAAGGCAGTTGTTAAGATTGAGGAAAGATGGAAAGCACTTTGCACAATTGATAATTCTAGCGCCTGGACAGAATCTTATTTTAGAGAAACAAATGATGACGATACAGACGGAGGCACACATTCTACAATAAGAGGAGTTATGCCTTATAGCCCATTCCCATTCTTTGATGTTACAGAAACCAAAGTGTCGGCTGTTATTCAAAAGTATGCAGGGGAATCTATTATTTCTTTAGAGGCTCAACAGAGTGCAACAATCCCAATGCTACAACGTAAGATTTACAGATTAGGGAGAAAAATTGTTTATCAGGTTGATATATCTATTGAAGCACAGGCGGCAGCAGACTTCGGAAACACACTAGCAATCACAGTAGGAAATGAGTGGGATAGCGCTACAATCGCTAACAGGGATCCGGTTAAGGATATTCTAGACGCAATCCAAACATTAAGAGCAGATGGAATAGACGCACTTAACGGTAGCGGACACCTAGTTATGAATGGTACAGATTATACGAACTTTATTTCCAACACGAAAATCCTAAACCATCCAACATATATTTCGGGAACGATGAAAAGCGGTGGACTAGGAGGTATCTTGGGATTGACAATTGTTGTTTCAGAAGCGGTAACAATAGACACAGCTTACGTTCTAATCGCAAAACAGGGAATGGTTTGGAAACAGGCAGAGGTTCTAAAGGTTAAGACGATTGTTGATGAAGGAAAATCGACAACTATTCGAGCTTGGGAAAGGGGTGTTGTTCAGATACAGGCACCTAATGAGATATGTAAAATCACAAACACGAGGAAATAAAGATGACATACGAAGGTAGAATGGCGAGGGGAAAATGGAATAAAGATAATGGTAAATTCTTAGACAACCCGGAGACCTTAGGATATTTGCATTCTTTGGAAGTTGAGAAAGAAGTTATTGATTATAATTCTAAAACAGTAGATGAGATAAAGGCCTTATTGGACGAAGCAGAGATTGAGTACGAAGCTAATGCTCTAAAGGCTGAAATAGTAACTCTCTGCGAAGGATTGTGAATGGTTACATTTGACAACGTTATTGATTTCTTACAGGTTAAAGAAGGAATTGTTTTTGGAAGTTCTGTTTCTGCGGCAAATGGAGCGGGAGCGAAAATATTAAATGAAACAGCAAGTGGAACAAATCCAACATTAATTCCAAACAGTTCAGATGGTAATACAGGAATAGGGTCAGGAACAGGAGACGCTTTAAGTTTAATTGCAGGAGCGGTTGAAGCAATAAGATTGGCAGAAATATCAAGTCATGTAATACAAACACATGAGGCACACGTTGGATTGACAGCAGATGTTGGGAGTGTTCAAGGAGGATTACAATTACTATCAAGTTTTAATGTTATTTCTACAAGTGCAAACGCAGGAGATTCATGCACTTTACCAGCAGCAGGAAAAGGAATGAAAGTTACAATTAAAAATGATGCGGGAGCAAACGCTGTTGATGTATTTCCAACTCTAGGACAAAACTTAGGAGCAGGAGCAAACACAGCGGCTTCTTTGGCACATGGGGACAGTATAACTTATTTAGGAACAAGCGGCAATACGTGGACGGCGATAGGAAATTAATAATGGAAGAAGAAAATAAACCACAAGAAGAGAAAGAAGAAACTCAAGAAGACGAGGAATAAATGGCAGTCGGAGACGCAACTGTTAAGATTTTAGACCTTAACACAACTACGATAGCTGCGGCTATTGCTAGTTTAAGAGCTTCGGCTAATGATAAGTGGATGTTGGCAAGTTCAGCAAATGGAAGACAAGTAATTCTAGCGCATGTAGAGGAGGCATAAATGGCCGCAGGAGACGTAACTGTTGATATTGAAAACACAAGTGGGACGGGGAATGATTTAGTTGTGAATGGAAAGATGGAAGCCGGTACTACTGGATGGACTGCTGATAATGCTAATGTTACATCTGAAGAAACGATAGTCTTTGCTGGAAATAAGTCATTAAAAGTTGTCGATGATGGAGGAGGAGCTAAAGCATACCAAGCAATTACAACTGAAATAGGAAAAACATATCGTATTGATGGGTACATTCAAGGAGACAGTAGTAATGGTGGTTCGTTCATGGCCCAAGTTGCTGCTGCTAATAGTTATAGTGATTCATCTTCAAACTGGATTAATTTTAAAAATATTGACAGTGCTGGTCCTCCTGCTGATAATACATGGAACAAATGGGAAGATTTTTTTAAGGCAGAAGCAACAACAACTTTCATCTTATTAATTACACAAAGTGATACTGGAGATATAAATTATTTCGACAACGTATCAATAACAAAAATCTCCCGCCAAGCAGAGACAGACCTAGAAACAGACAGACTATCAGCAAACGACCATTTATTAATGTGCGAGGCCGAAGATAACCAATTCGTATTAACTACGATACAGGAGGCTTAAAATGGCTAAGAATCCCTATCTGAGGCCTAACCCACCTAAACTCCCTACTAATACTTTACATAAGAGTGCGGGTATGTTGGGGGAACATGCTGTGAGGAAGGTTGTACATACTAAAGAGTTTAGGATTAGTGAAGTATGGCACGCTTACGGAGGGTTTCAAGATGTTAATTATGTTCTACCAATTTTAGCGACAACATGGACACACATGACAAACTTAACAAATGATTTATGGACAGGATTACATGGAAATGGATTAAATTTAATTAATGACGAAATGATTATGATAAATAAAGCGCATTATTTTGGGGCTATAAGTATAACATTTTCAGCCCTCGCAAATAAAAACTACAAAATAAGATTAAGAAATATTACACAAAATAAAACTATGGGCTACGTTATTGGAGTTACAACAACAGGAGCGACTAATTTTACAAACGTATCACTTCCTATTTATATTGAAGCAAATGCAGGAGATGTTTTACAAATGCAAATGAGATGTGAGGATGCAACAGACCCAAAATTAAGAAGTTCTGTTTTTTGGTTAAACTACTTACACGAATAGAAACATTTATATACTACTTATAGTACTTATTACTATGAAGAAAAGGAAAACACAATGCTCAAAGTGTGGTTACAAATGGGAAACAGCGTCGGAGATGTATCTAGTCAGTTGCCCTAGCTGTGGGCGAAAAGTTAAAATCAAAGTGTTGAAGAAAACTAAAGACGCATTGAATGTCGATAGCGAGGTGAGAGTATGAAACAAATAAAAACATTGAAAGGCTTAATTAGATATTTATTTTATATGGATAATGATGAAAAACTTCAATTTGGATTTAATGAATGTTGGGAACCAGAAGAAGACAAAGAAATTTCAAAAGAGTTAATTGATGAAATAAAAAAGATTTGCCCAAAACTTATGGACATTGATGTTGATTACGACGC